TTAGAAGAACTAAGGGTTAGCAAAACACTAAAAGAACAAATGCTTTTAGATATTGAAGCCTCTTTTAAGGAAAAGAAAAAGGTAATTGAAGATGAGGCAAAAGTAATTGAAGATGAAAAACTCGCTGCTTTTTTAGAAAAAGAAACAGAGGAAAAAGAAATTGCTTTAGAAGATGAAAAACAGGCTGCTTTAGATAAGGCAAAAAGGCTAGGCGCGTCCAAAAAACAACTGCTTCAGATTGAAACCAATTATGTTAATCAGATTGCAGATGCAGAAGATGCAGCTAATGATGCAAAATTAGAGATGGCTAAAAAAACCCTAGGTGGAATTGCGGCTGCTTTAGGTGAAAACTCAAAAGCAGGTAAGGCAGCAGCGGCTGCTTCAGCATTAATAAATACCTATCAGGGTATAACCGCCGAATTGGCTACAAAAACGGCAACACCTTTTGGTTTTGCAATGAAGTTGGTAAATATAGCTACAACTGCCGCTATTGGTTTTAAATCTGTGAAAAGTATTTTAGCAACAAACCCATCTTCAGGAGGTGGAAACGCTACTAATCCGGGGGCCGGTGCTGCGATGGCTACAGCAGAACCTGTACCTCCGCAACCGCCTGCTTTTAATGTGGTGGGGGCAAGTGATACTAATCAATTGGCCGATGCAATAGGAGGCCAAGCACAGCAACCTGTTCAGGCTTTTGTTGTTTCAGGTGACGTTACAACGGCTCAAAGTCTAGAAAGAAACATTATACAGGGAGCAACAATTGGGTAACAAATACAAAAATAAGTTTTAAATACGTTATAATGATATGCAAATAATAGAATTAGTTTTAGACGAAGAAAATGAAGATGCAGGAATTGACTGTATAGCAATTGTAGAAAATCCGGCCATTGAGTCCAATTTTGTTGCTTTAAAAAAGCAGGAATCTATACAACTTGCTGAAGTTGATAAAGAAAAAAGGTTATTAATGGGCGCATTATTAATCCCAAATAAACCAATTTATAGAAATGGCCCGGACGGAGAAGAATATTATATTTTTTTCAGTAAAGAAACTATTGCAAAGGCTTCACAAATGTACTTGCAAAATGGCAATCAATCAAATTCAAATATAGAACACGGAGAAAAAGATTTACAAGGTTTGACTTTAGTTGAAACTTGGTTGGTGGCCGATGAAAAAATGGACAAATCTAGAGTTTACGGAATCGATGTTCCTGTAGGTACTTGGATGGGGGCCGTTAAAGTCAATAATGAGGAAGTTTGGAATAATTATGTGAAAACGGGTAAGGTAAAGGCTTTTAGTATTGAAGGATATTTCATTGATAAAATGGAACAGAAATCAAAAGTAAAAGAGGACCTAGAATTATCTGAAGATTTAATGATTGACAAAATAAAAGACATTTTAAATAAAAAAAATTAATGGGTCAAGAAAAAAGAAAACCGGGTTTTATACCAAGTAGAACATCACCCACTAATAGCGGCAGGGCCTGTCTTTGTTGGGACACAAACACTTATTCTAGAAAATGTTGTGATGGCTCTATTCAAGCGCAAGGCATTGGAGTTATATCTAGAACAGACTGAAAATACAAAATCTAAATTAAAAACCGTTATATTAATAATTATGAAAAGTAAATTAAATCAAATTAAAGAACTTCTAAACATTCAGGTTAAACTTGAAGAAATGAAGTTAGAAAATGGTACTATAGTTAGTGCAGATTCTTTTGAAAAGGACAGCGAATTATTTATCGTTACCGATGATCAACAAGTTGCTATGCCTGTGGGAGAATATATTCTTGAGGATGGCCGTTTATTAGTTGTTTCTGAAGAAGGTATTATTGCAGACATTAGAGACGTTGCAGACGAAGCTACACCTAAAGAGGGTGAAGAAGTTACCGAAGACCTAGAAGAAAAAGAAAATTACGAAGGGGACCATCCGGAAGACGAAAAGAAAGAAGACGAAAAGGAATTGGAAGAAGAAGCAGATGTTGCAGATTGGAAGGGTATGGAAAAAAGGATCCAAAATCTTGAAGATGCAATTGCTGATTTAAAAGGTGATAAAGAATCTAAAATGGAAGAAATGCCGGAAGAGCCTAAAGTTGGTGAAGAGGTAAACGTTTTAAAGTCTAGAACCGTAAAAGAAGAATTTTCTGAAGTTTTAGAGCCTGCAGTTTCTTCAATTAAAGCAAACCCTGAATCTAAATCTGTTCAAAAGAAAAAAGTTGAATTTGTACACAATAAAATGGGTGCAACTACAATGGATAAAATATTACACAGATTAGCCAATAAATAATATAAACAGTAAAATAAAAATAAAAATGAGTAATTTAAAAAATGTAAAATTAGCAACAGCTACAAATATTACTACAACTTATGCAGGAGAATTTGCAGGTGAGTATATTGCAGCGGCTTTATTATCTGCATCAACTATTGATGACGGAGGATTAACTGTAAAAGCAAACATCGCTTTCAAAGAAGTAATTAAGAAATTAGCTACAGGTGCTTTAGTTCAAGCAGCGGCTTGTGACTTTTCACCAAACAGTTCTGTAACTTTAACTGAAAGAATAATTCAACCGGTAGAGTTGATGGTTAACCTTCAATTATGTAAATATGATTTCGTGAACGATTGGGAAAGTCAATCAATGGGCTTCGGTTTAGGTCAAACTTTACCTCCTAAGTTTTCTGACTTTATGATTGCACACGTTGCATCAGAGGTTGCACAAAATACTGAGTTTAATATTTGGCAAGGTGATACAGCAGCAGCTACAAACAATTCTTTTGATGGTTTTGAAAAATTAATCGCAACGGCAGTAGCAGCAGGAGATGTTCCGGCAGCACAGGCAATTGGTGGTGGTGTAGCTTTAACGGCTTTAAATATTATTGAAAAATTATCTGACGTTGTAACGGCAATTCCTGCACAACTTTATGGTAAAGAAGATTTGTTTATTTACATCGGAAGCAAAGCAGCTAAATTATACGTTCAGGCGTTAGGTGGATTTGCAGCAAATGGTTTAGGAGCAAATGGTGTTTCTAATATGGGTACGCAATGGTGGAACAATGGTTCTTTAACTGTAAATGGTGTAAAAATATTTGTTGGTCAAGGATTATCTGACGATAAAATGTATGCAGCACAACGTTCTAATTTATATTTCGGAACAGGTTTGTTAAATTCGACACAAGAAGTTAAGGTCTTGGATATGAGCGATTTAGATGCATCAAATAACGCGAGAATCGTTATGAGGTTTACAAGTGCAGTTCAATTTGGAATCGCTTCTGATATTGTTTCTTATACTTAGAATTAATTAATATTAAAAACAGGGTAGGTGGTTCGTCTACTTACCCTTTTTTTATTCAATACAACTTGTTGAAAATCAACAGTTTAACTAAAAAAAAATAAAAATTATGGCTTGTTTATTAACTACCGGTAGAAAAATTCCTTGTAAAAGTGGATTTGGAGGTATTAAAACCGTTTATTTTGCGGATTATGGCACAATTGCCTCAATAACACTTGACGCAGACAATTTAGCAACTATTGTTAATGGTTCACCTGCACCTGTTTGGTTTGAATATAATGTTAAAGGGGCTTCTAGTCTTGAAACTACTGTTACCTCTAGTAGAGATAATGGTACGACATTTTATACCCAAACATTAAATTTAACATTAACTTTCTTAGACTCTAAAACGCAAGCAGAATTGCAATTACTTGCAGTATCTAGACCTTATGCGGTAGTTGAGGACTACTACGGTAACAACTTCCTTTTGGGCCTTGAAAATGGTATGGAATTAACGGGGGGAACAGTAGTGACAGGAGCAGCTGCAGGAGATTTAACAGGTTTCACTTTGACGTTCGAAGGAATGGAAGAAAGAGCGCCTTATTTCTTAGCGGCAGCAGTTACGCCTTCAACAGATTTAATTGACCCAACACCTGCCGGAGTACCTGCTTAAAAAGCAATGTATTCTTTTAAATAAAAAAGCATCCAAATATGGGTGCTTTTTTTTTTGCTTATTGATTTTACAAATTGCTTGTTTTTTACCGTTATATAAGTAATGATTATATTAAAGACATCAACAACGGCACAAACAATATCAGTAATTCCAAGAGAATACTCGGATTCGTTTACTATGACTATCAGAGATGACAGTACCAATGTTACTAAACAATATGATATAACAGGTGCTACAACCTCGAATAATTACTTAAATTTTGACAATATATTTAATCCTGTCTTAGTTAAAAATCATTACTTTGACTTAAAACTTTATATTAATTATAATTTTTGGAATACA